TAGGCGTGTCGGTCAAGCTTCAGTATCTACGAGAGAAGTGGAACGAATCTAAATCAACCGCCATAGGCGTCAATCGATTCACCCGCTTCCACGGCAACCGGATTGTATCGTCGACCGAAAAAGCTTTCGACCTTGAGGACTTCGATCAGTGCGTTAAGCCTTACTCGGATTGGTCGCAGGCCGACGGCTACGGGGCCGGTGTTGACCTTGGAGCACGCGACGACTTAGCGGCTTACGCTTTGTGCGCTCGCTTCCCAATCGACGTTACAGACGACGGCAAGACGATCTACCGTTACGAAATTCGGACCAAGGCTTACATAGCGGCAAATTGCAACCGCGATCTGACGGCGATGCCATTCAGCCAATTTATTTTCGACGAGGAAATAATTAAGGCAACCTATCCAATCGAGGATCTTACCGAATCGCTCTTGGGGGATCTCAAAACCAACGACATTGGGACGGCGGCGTATGATCCGTATAACGGGCAGCAACTCGGAGAAAAGCTAACTAAGGCGGGCGTCGTCGCGGCTCGAATGGCGCAGAACCAAGCCAACTTTAATGAAGCTATTCGCGGCTTCATCGACTTGATGAAAAACGGGCGGCTAGTATTTGCCGACTCGAAGCTACTACGCTGGTGCGCGAATAACGCTATAATTGCTAAGGATCGGCAAGATAGGTGGATGTTTGACAAAGCCAAAAGCAAAGACAAGATCGACCCCATCGTGGCGGCGGTTATGGCTTATCGAATCACAAGCCTACAGCCTGAGCGATCAACCGGGAAACTTTACGTCATTTAGGAGCGAATGAATGGACATGCTTTCTCGATTGGTTCAATGGGCTGGATTCGGCTGGGATGTTAATCCGGCTAGGGTTGGCATCAAAGACGCTATGGGCATCCCTCCGGCGTTCTTTGCCCATAACAAGCTTACCGGAGACTTTGCTAGGCTACCCATCGACGTTAAAAAGGTTGTCGGCAAAGGGGCCGAAAACGACCTCAAGCACGATGGCTACAGGCTACTCAGGAAACAACCGAACAAGATTCAAAGCCCCACGGTTTTCAAGCAGCAGATTCTTAGCCACGCCATTATGCGGGGCAATGGCAGGGCGGCTATCATTCGCAATGGCACTGGCGTCGAGGAGCTTATTCCTATGATGCCCGAGCGGACCTGGACGGTGATTCATGAAGGCTTGAAGTACCATGCCTACAAGCCAGAAGACCAAAGCAAAACCGAGCTATTCGACGCCAGGGACGCCGACGACAACGGCTACATCGTATTTCGAGACTCGGACGTTTTGCACATTAGCGGCTTTTCGTGGAATGGTGTCGATGGGCTAGGCTTGCTCGACTTGGCAAACATTGTATTTAGCACTTCGAAGGAATCGATTAGGTTCAGAAACGGGCAAATTGCGAAGGGTTTTCGGGGCAAACTTTTTTTGGAAGCCCCCCCGCCGATGTTTCGCAACGACGCAGACGCCAAGAAGTATATCGATGCTTTTAACGCGGCTGAGGCTGGCCCCGAAAATGCGGGCAAGGCTGGCCTTTTGCGTGACGGCGTTAAGGCTAATGCGGTATCGATGTCGAATTCGGACGCGCAATTCGTCGAGCTTGAGAAGTTCAACCGCTCGGATGTTGGAATGCTCTTTGGCCTCGAAGGGATGCCCGGCGACGGCGAAACGGATTCCTACAATTCTAGGGAGCAAACGCAAATAGCTTACTTGCAATGCCTGGATCGGTGGCTAGTCCAGTTCGAGGAGCAATGCGACATGAAGCTTTTGACGCCACTGGAGATCAGAAAAAACAAAGCGTACTTCAAATTCAATACCGGGGCTATTTTGCGAACTGCACTCAAGGAAACCATCGACGCGTTTTCCGTGGCGGTATCGTCGCGGATTATGAACCCGAACGAATGCCGATCCAAGCTCGACCTGAACCCCTACGAAGGCGGCGAGGAGTTCATCAACCCGAATATCCAGCGATCGGGGGACGATCCAGAGCCAGAACCCGAAGACACGCCAGAGGACGACCAAGAGGACACGCAAGAGCAAGCCCGGAACGATCGAGCCGTCGAGCAAATGCTACGCGGGCTCATCAAGACGGAAGGCAACAACGCAATCAACGCATCGAAAAAGGCTCAATTTGTCGCTTGGATCGGCAAAAAGTACCCTCAATGGGAAGCGAAATTGGCCGACAGTATCGAAGCGATCGGGCTCGACCGTGACTTAGCAAGGATCCACTGCCAAGAATCAACGCGAATCCTAGCAGGCTTGGCGGCTAAATACGCTGGCGAATCGCTTCAAAAAGCCGTCGAAACTGAGGTTAAAACGTGGGAAAACAGACTATTTAGCTTGAAAGGCTTGCAAGAATGATCGAAGTATTCAACGAAACCAACGAAATCCACCTGTCCGGCGTTGTCGGCGATGGATGGGCAGAGGATCCGATCACCAAAGATGGCGTATTGAAGGCCCTCAAGGCTTTCGGATCGCAAGCGGTGACTATTCGGATTAACAGTCCAGGCGGCGCGGCCGATGAGGGGATTGCGATCCATAACCTCCTGAAAGACTACGCCGGGGAAGTTACAACGGTCAACGACAGCCTAGCAGCGTCGGCGGCTAGCGTGATTTTCCTTGGGGGGGCCAAGAGGCTAATGGGCGACGGGTCGCGGGTAATGATTCACAGGGCGATGGGGATGGCTTTTGGCAACGCGACTGAAATCAAGAAGACGCTAGCGGCCCTGGAGAGCTACGATCGATCCTTAGTCGAAATCTACGCCGATTTTCTCGGTAAGGATCCGGTCGAAATCCTGGCCCTGATGGATGCCGAGACTTGGTACAACGTCGATGAGGCTATTGCCTCTGGCCTTGCAACGGCTCGCTACGGCAAAGACAAAGACGACCGGAAGAAAAAGAAAATGGCTTCGCAATTCGACCAAGCTAAAGCGAATTTACTTCGGGCGCAAATGGCTCAGTTTTCAAAACACTTGACAAGCCCGGGCCAGTAGCCTAGATTTATTGCGTCGGCCAGAAGTGCCAACAACTCTGCAACTTATTAGCGGCAGTGACACACGGTAAAAACGATTCAGTTTCCCGTGGCAGTCATGCCGCTATCTTGGTTTAACGACTGCCACACATCCCACAAAGGGCAGTCCAGTGAAGAGTGCAGCGCAGCTACAAAAAGAGATCGAGGCTCTACAGGCCAAAGTAGGAGCGATTCAAGCGATCGCCAAGGAAGACAATCGGGAGCTTTCTGTCGAAGAGCAAACCGAGATTGATTCCATCGTCGGCGATGACAAGAACCCTGGCCAAATCACCAATTTGGCAACGCAACGCGAACGAGCAATTCGGATTGAATCCGCTGTCTCGAATTCCGTTCGACAGGTCCGAGAGACCCAAGCCGACTCCGAGTCAACCGGCAAGCCGTTCAAGATTCCAGCACAGGCAAAGGCCCACAAGCCTCTTGTGGCGTTCAAGGGCGAAGATGCCGAATTGAATGCCTACCGATCCGGCAAGTACATCCTTGCGACGATCTACAAGGATGCTAAAGCCGAGCAATGGTGCAAGGATCACGGCGTTCAAGCAGTGATGAGCGGCAGCGACGACCTGCGAGGCGGTACGCTTGTACCACCTGAATTCGAGAATGCTGTTATCGCGTTGTTCGAGTCCTACGGCGTGATTCCGCGATACTCCAGGCTCTACCCAATGGCATCGGACACCCTGAGCGTACCGCGTCAACTCTCGGATGTTACGGCGTATGCCGTCGGAGAGTCCGACGAAATCACCGCCAGCGATGCGACATTCAGCCCGGTCAATTTGGTCGCTCGCAAGTTCGGAACGCTTACCCGCGTACCAAGTGAACTTAACGACGATGCGGTTATTTCGATCGCTGAAATGCTTGCAACGTCGATCGCTCGGGCTCAAGCACTCAAAGCCGATACGGCTGGATTCTTGGGCAACGGCGAAGCAACGAATCACGGCGTTCAAGGGCTAGCAAACGTGCTAAATGCTGGGTCCGTTGTGACGGCCAGCGTTGGAAACACGATGGCCACCCAGACCATTGCGGTATTCCAAGAGGCAGTCGGAAAGCTTCCTGACTTCCCTGGAATCAATCCGGTTTGGTTTTGTCACAAGGCAATTTGGAGCAACGTCCTTGGGCGTTTGCAATTGGCCTCCGGCGGCAACAACAAAGACGACCTTGGCGATGGTCCGGTTGTTTCGTTCCTCGGCTATCCCGTTGTGTTTGTCAACGTCATGCCCAAGACGATTACCGGGTCCTCCAAGTTTGCTCACTTCGGCGATTTGGGCATGTCGGCAACGCTTGGGATGCGTCGTCGCTTGTCGATTGCTGCGGATGCTTCGCGGTACTTTGAGCTCGACCAAATCGCATACCGATCGACCATGCGATGGGATTGGAATTGCCACGAACGCGGAACGGCTAGCGAAGCCGGGCCGATCCTGACCATCGTTGCAGCAGCCTAATTTACAAC